GGGAGCAAGAGCAGCAGAAAACTGATCCTTTAAACCTTTTCCTAAAGACAATAATTTCGTTATTTCATCGTTTGCTTTTTCAACACCCGCTGCTGCATTATCGGACATTGTAAGGCCAAGAAGTTTTGCCTCTCCTAACAACTCTTTTAGACCATCTCTGCCTAATGCCAAAGTATTAACAAGGGCAGCACCTTCAGAGTCAAACAGCTTAAAAGCTAATCTTAACTTATCAGATTCGTTTGTAACATTACCAAAAGCATCTGCTAGGACTAACATTCTTTCATCTAAAGGCATTCGGTTAAGATCTTTGGCGTTTATACCAAGTTCTTTGATAGCGCCCTTGGCTTCGCCCGTTCCTTTGGCGGCTTCCGCAGTTCTTCTTGTAAACCTTTGCAGAGCCATATCCATTGTATTTGTTGCTACACCCGTAATCTGTGCAGCATACCTAAGACCGCCAAGTGCCTCGGTAGTCGTACCAATCTTGTCTGCTGTCTTCTTTAAAGCATCTGTGGCGTTTAAGGATGACTTCACCATAAAGCCAAAGCCAGCCGCGCCACCTACTAGAATAAGTGCTGAACGTAAGCTGACTACTGACCCAGCAACTTTGGCAATATTTTTAGTTACAGAGCTTAGACCTTTTTTAGTCTTATCAAATAACCTAATTACAATGCTTAAATCTTCAGCCATCTTTCTCACTCATTATATGGAAGTAGGCCAACCACTCGTTGAAGTGACTGACGGGCATCTGCTCTGCTTCTTCTATACTCATGTGGAGGCGGTCAGCCAAGGAAAGCAGATTCATCCTTGACTGATCGCGTTTTAGTTTCCCGTGGCAGCCTCTACGGATTCAATCTCCGCAAACATCTGATTAGCAATCTCAGACACCACGTTAGTCTCCTCGCCCATCAAGTCAATACGATCTTCGGCAGAGGTAAATATTTTATTACCACCTTCGTCTTCTGCCTTCATACAGATCAGGTCAACCATTGCCCCGATGGTAGTGTTGTTTAGAAAGTTAGGGTGCTTCTTCTGCAATACGTCTAGGTCATAGCAGGTAATAGCCCTGCAATACAACTTAAACGCTCCAGATTCATTACCCCACGCAGGAACTAATACTTCTCTAGCTTCTACCTTTCTTCTGTTTCTTAATTCTCTAGCTAATCCCATGGTTTTTCCTCTTAATTAAACTTGAGCTTCAACAACGGCTCCGCTGCACTGTATTGAAAAACTGGCTTCAACCATACCATCAAAAGCACCAGTGATTGAACGAGTAGTTACGATGCCGCCACCTGTAAAGAATGTCTCGCCAGAGCCAGTACCAGTTGGGTAGACTTCAAAATCAATATCTGTGCCTTCATCTAAGATTAGCTGTTGTGCGTCTGCCTCATCCCAATAGCATTCAATTGATACTGTATTAGTCTTTAAGCCAGTCTTGTATGAACGTGCAACATCACCAATTACCGAATCTTCAATAGTGTCTGCTGACCCGTCAAAAGTAAAAGACCTTACTTCACCTATCACGGCTACAGTCGTACCCGAAACTTGCAATTTTACTACACCAGATGCGCCTGTTTTAGTCGCCATGATAATTCCTCATAATTAAATTTAAGTTGTGCCGCGAGTATATTTATACATTACACGGACTGTAATAATGACCCCGCCTATGGGATCGATGGAACCTTCGTCAATCTCAATATTGGTTATCTGCGTATCTAAGGCATAACCGCCCCGCAGTCTGTCAACATCAAGAGCTTGTTCAATTGCTGCGATAATGTTATTACGATCAGAATCTATAACAACGCCTTTAACGTAACAAATGAACTGATAATTTATTGTAGCCATACGCTGGCTGATTGAGCCACCAATAGTACTATCTTCTCTATCTTCGCCAGCACTGCGTACCAATATAGCGGGAAACTGTGCGCTAGATAATTTTGTAAAATCAAAAGGCTCTCTAGTAACGTACTTAATACGCACTGGAGTAACTACCGCTTGAAGTGTAGCAACTAAGTTGTTGGCAATGTTTTCTCTTACACTCATTTCAACGCCCTAAATAATATTTTGCCTAATTTCTCTTCTTCAGAACTACTGAAACCGAAGAAAGGCCTTTTCTTATCATTCATAGCGGCTTTGCCTGACTCGGTTGCGCCCCTAAAGAATATTTCAGCCTGCTTACTGCTGGCCTTTGTAGTCATAGAACCTAGCATATTACCTGTAAACTGTAAGTCTGGGGTTAGACCTCTCCCCTTTCTTTCCCTAAATCCCGCGTAACCTCCATTTTTGCCTTTTGTACTATAACCTTCAAACTTACCGCCTTTAAACCCATCACCTTTACTGGTTCTTGCTTGAATAATATTAACGCCAGCTTGAGCAGTAATAGATAAGGCTCGCTTAAAGCTTGCTGATAATGCCTTACCTTTCTTCTTGATGCGCTTGCCTATCTCCTTGGCATTGGTATCAACTTTAACATCCATTATCTGTCTAACCGCTGGCCGACAGGCTGCTTTTCTGAGTCTTGCACTGTACCATCCCCGTCAGAATCATATTCAACTCCGTCAGACAATACGTCTTCTAATTCTTCGCCATATCTGGCTTTGTAAAAAGTAATCATATTTCCGAATCTATCTCCGTCCACCCAGTTAGTTAACTGCGGTAAAGCGTAGCGCCATAATACCAGATAGGTAGATGCGGTTATGAATTGGCTATCAGTAAGTTTAGTAATATCCATCTCGCCCGATAGACCTTTGCGCGGCCACCACTTAATGCGTAACTCACGTTGAATATCGGCCGCTGCCTTTGGGTGCTCGTCCAAAAAAGAATCAATCCCTAAGTTAAGAATGTCGGGAATAAAATCTAGTAAATTAGCGTCTGAAGAATATGCCATGTTTCACCTTATAAAGAAATGCCCCCTCCGAAGAAGGGGCAAGTCTGTGCATCAAAAAACTTAACCAAGTAGCAGGGCAGTATGCTCTGGCTTGATGTTTTTAACACCCCAAGCAAGTGCCACTTCATAGCGTACTTTTCTGTAGCCTTTATACATGGCAAATTCCATGCTAAGACCTGATCGCGGATCAGTAATAACAATAACATCTGATGCCATATCGCCTTCTGACGGACGGGCTGGAGCGCGTGAAGCAAGAACGAGAGCAGAGCGGTTAAACGCCATGTTTCGATCAGAAGCTGCAACTTTAGTAATTGCTTTAGTGGCAGCAGCCATTGCAATGCGTAGTCCGTTAGCGCCAATAGTAATAGTATCGCCAGCAGCAGGGTTAGCTCCTGCAAATACTGCACTAGTTACTACATACTTATTTGGATCTCCAGCAAAAGTAATAACGTCACCAGCACCAACTGTACCTGTACCACCAGCAGCTAGAGTCAGTACGTTTGCACCAACAGCATAACCAGCAGCGTTAGTTGTAGCAGCACCAGCAAGTGAAGCAGCAGCTTGATTAACAACCTGTGCCGACTCGCGAATAGGCATGCCGTTAATGTCCAGCAATACACCTTGGCGCAAGATAGAATCGCTACCTGCATCAGCCACGTTTGCTTGCTTACCTAACAAGTTAACGCCAGCAGTAGTATTAATCACTAACTGGTTGTCTTGCAAAGGTGCGCCATTGTCCTTGAGAATCTTTAAGACGTTGGAAGCATCGGTGTAATCGTTAGCAGTTCCGAAAGGAGTAGTGCCAGCAGTACCAAAAGCGCGAGAGAAAGTAGATTGCAAACCACAAAGGTCAGTTTCAACTTCGTTAGTCAGCGCACGAATAGCCTGTGCAATTTTAGCTGCACGAACATTCTGATAACCTGCACCAGAATTAAGACCCTTCTGGTCTTCGCCATTAAAACCGAACTCAGCAGCACGAGACTTAGTGATGACAATGTCAGTAAAAGAAGAAGTTTGCCCTGTAGGATCAGGTGTGACCATTGCAGGAGTGATGTTAGATACATTACCTGCGGGTTCAACGTCCACGCGAATGTTTTGCCCAACAGCAGCTTCATTAGCAGATGCGTTCATTGTAACAGAAGGAATCATTCCAGTTAATTCGCGTGAAACGATGTCTAATGCTTCGTAAATGTCAGGTACTAGACCTGTAATAGTGTTCTCAGCCATTTTAAATATTCCTAAAAATTATGTAATTGTCCCACCGCTTTTGACAAATGCCATACGCTTGGCAGGGTTAAGTTGTTCAAATTCTTCACGACTTTTGGTCTTGCCAGCGTTGTCGTTAATGCTTCCAGTTTTACCTTCGCTTCCTACACCGCCTTTAGAGGCTCGTACAAAGTGCGGATTAACCGTCAAAAATTCCGTTACCATTTCATTGACAGATAACAGATCACCGCTGTCATTGTAGCGCGGTACTCCATTAGCGTCTAGCACCTCAACTGTGCCGTCATCTGACAACCTAGTCTGGTCTTTAAGTAACTGAGAAACTTGATTTGGATTAACAGCGTTGTTGCTACTGGCAGAGCCTAAAATGGCCCCATCAACAAGCATCTGTTGCAGCTTGCCTTTGTAACTTGCTATCTCCGAATCTTTCTTCTCTACCGTCTTTTTCAGAATAGAATCAAACTCGCCACGTTCCTTTTGTCGCTCTAACTCTGCGGCTTCCCGCTTTGCCATCAAGTCTTTAGCGTCATCAAGGTCAATGCCTTGTATCTTCTTGTCAAACTTTCTCTGCTCTCTTGCAACTCTATCTGCAACTATGCGATCAAGCTCGTCCTGCGTAAAGGTTTTGGTATCCTGACTTTCTACTACTGCTGTTTCAGTATCAGCTTCTGTACCCATGATTAAATCGCTCATGTAACGTGCCTCATAAAGAGTATTGGTGAATAGTTAGTGTAGCATAATTGGTTACTTTTTAACTTTCTTCTTCTTTTTCGGACGGCCAACTTTACTACCGTATGTTCCTGTACCTTTTGGCATTACAATTCCTCTTCAAATACCGGCCTCCAGTGGTGACGACAATTGTAGCCGCCTCGTACAATATAGGGGTCGCCAGATGATTTGCCTTTCCAGCTACCTGCCCAAGTGTCTGTAATCTCTTCTTCTGTAAATACTTGCCCAGCGTGTTCAACGCAAAATGGCCGCGAGTCTCTAACCGTTGACCCGAAAAACTTCCACTTAGTAGCGCCTGACTCTTTACCTATTGCTGTGTTAATCGAAGCATCAAACTGCATAAGGCTGTCTTGAGCCATCTGGGTAGAGTAACGTCTAAGGTTATTGCCAACCCTATCTCTGGCGTACACCGTCTGCAACTGCCTTACAGCGTCTGCTTTTTGTGCTGCTGTACCGTTGGCGGCCACATCTACAAGCCTATTCGCCTCTACGCTATCCGATTGAATATAAACACCGTTAATAGTTTGCCGTAGATTCTTAATTGTATCGTTAAAGGTTCTGCCTGTTAGTGTGCTTTGATAGACCTCGTTAGCCAATACGTCTAGGTACTCGTTAGCTATACCCTGAAAACCCTGAAAGGACAGCCGCTGTAGCTGACTGATAACTGTAGAGTCTAGTTTAGTAAAGTCACCATAGTTAGAAAGCATCTTAGACGCATCTGCGGCCACC